TGCATAAGTGTAAGCTGGATATAATTTTAATCTTGTTACTTCTTCCATTTTAGGAAGACATTTAAGTAATAAAGTTTCCATAGCTATATTAGAATACTGACTATAGGTTTCTGGTATCTGTTCATCTTGTCCTTCGTAGTAACCTATAATATTTTCAAAGGGTGAGAAGTACCTTTCTTTTCTACAAGTATCATATACCTGTTTTTGCATCATAAAATAATTTGCAACAAAGCTAGCTAAGTCTTTTGATATTGCTTGACGAATAACTGTATATTTTTTCTTTTTAAAACTCATATGTATTCAAACCACCCAGTCATTATTATTTTTTCTTTATCTACAATTTCTCCTTTATGTGTATGCGTAAAATCAGTTGGCCAAATTAATGTTAACCCTTTTTTAGAAGAAGTTGTAATTTTCTGGTATTTAAATTTTGTACCACCATTCTGTATGCTATTCAAGTATGTCATAAAAACTAATATTCTTTTAGAAGATGCTATACCCGCCCTTTCATTATGCCATTTTTTAAAACCACCTTTTTTAGGATATTTTTGAATGTT